AGGCAATGGTCCTATTCTTTCAGCAACAGGTGAAACTAATGTTGATATAAATTTAAACCCTAAAGGAACAGGTGTACTTAAAAGTGCAACTGCTGCAGTTAAAATTGCAGGCTTAGAGACTATGTGGGTTCCATCTTCAGCAATGTATGCATCAACAACTAATGGAGCAGATGCAGAACAAATAGAAACATCAGCAGAAAAACCTGAGATGAAAGTATTTGACTTTGATGCAAGCACAAGACAAATGACACAATTTTCAGTAGCTTTTCCGAAATCATGGAATGAAGGAACAGTAACTTTTCAAGTTTTTTGGACACCAAGTACTACTAATACAGGAGATTGTTTATTTAGATTATCAGGAGTTTCAATTGGCGATGGTGACGCTATTGATGTTGCTTTTGGAACTGAAGTACAAATTACAGATGCAGGAATTGGAACAGTAGAAGACCAACAGGTTTCAGCTGTAAGTAGTGCAGTTACAATTGCAGGATCTCCTGCAGTAGACCAACAAACTTATTTTAAATTCGCAAGAGAAGCAGGTGCAGGTGGGGATACGTTTACTGGAGAAGCAAGAGTTCTTGGTATTAAAATATTCTACACTACTGATGCAGCTAACGACGCATAAGGAATTAGAATATGAGAGATTTAAAAAATAAACTTACATCAAGTAAGAACACAAAAAATATACAAACCAGAAAAGGTAAATCATTTGGCTATCAAGTTTTAGGATTTGGTGCCGGAGGTGCTTCTGGAGAATTTATTATAGCATCAGGAGGAACAATAACTGAATGTGGAAGTTGCAAAGTTCACACATTTACAGGTTCAGGAACTTTTACAGTTTGTTCATTATCTTGTTGTTCTGATAATAATGCAGTTGGTTATATGGTTGCTGCTGGTGGTGGCGGAGGTGGGAGATACCACGGAGCTGGAGGCGGTGCTGGAGGGTTTAGAGAAGGAAGAAACAATCCTATTACTCCTTACACAGCAAGTCCTTTAGTTTCAACAGGTATAACTGTTAGTTGTAGTCCAGGAGCTTATTCAGTTACTATTGGTGGAGGTGGAGCAACTAATCCAAATCCTAATCCAGCAGGAGGTGGACCTGGAAGCGCAGGTTCAAATTCAGTTTTTTCAAGTATTACATCAACAGGCGGAGGTTCCGGCGGAGGTGGTCAAGGTGGAGGAGCGCCCGGTGGATCTGGTGGATCTGGTGGTGGAGGTGGAGGCTCTTCAGGCAATGGCTCAGGTGGTTCTGGTAACTCTCCTCCCGTAAGTCCTGCGCAAGGATTTCCTGGACATGAGAGAGTTAGCTTGTACTACACGGGAGGTGGCGGCGGAGCTACTAGTGCAGGGGAAAGACCTGACAATCCCGCTAGACCTGCTCCAACACGATCTGCACATGGTATAGGGGGCGACGGAGCAGGGACAGGAATTAACCCATCTCCATCCTATGGAGGTCCTGGACCAGATGGAGCGTTAAGATATTTTGCAGGTGGTGGAGGTGGAGAAGATGGAGGAAATACGACTCCCGGAGGTCAATCATCATCTGGAGCTAATGGAGCGGGCGGTGGTTCGCCGTGTGGTGGAACTGGCGTTGCTGGTATAGTAATAATACGGTATAAATTTAAATAATTATGGCACATTTTGCAAAAATTTCGGAAGAAAACAAAGTTTTATTAGTTTTAAAATTAAATAATTCAGATACGTTAAACTCTGATGGTATTGAAGATGAATCAGTAGGCCAACAATTTTTAGAAACTAATAACGATTGGCCTAGACATTTATGGATTCAAACTTCTATTAATACATTAGGCAATCAACATTCAGGTGAAGGCACTCCTTTTAGAGGAAATTATGCAGGAGTAGGATTTACTTGGGATTCAGAAAATGAACTTTTTTGGTCAGAAAAACCTTATGCATCTTGGGTAAAAAATATGACAGATGTAAGATGGCAATCTCCAATAGGTGATCCTCCAGCATTTACAGCTGAACAACAAACTCAAAATGAGGCGGATACTCATCAATGGGGTTATAGTTGGAATGAAGCAGGTCAATCTTGGGACTTAACAGACTCTAAAGCATAATTGACCTAGATCAAATTTTTTAAATCATATTGACATTATAATACATTTCTTTATAAAAGTAATCGGTATGCAAAAGAAAGTATTAAGTGAACAAACATTATATTACGGTAATGTAACAATGCCTGAACATTGGGAAATAGATCAAAATGATTTAGCTCATCACATTTTACATTCTAATTTAACTAATAAAGAATTACAATTTTCAAAAACCTTAAGTAAATTAAATAATTATTTAATAGATTTTACTAATCTTGAAACTAAAATAAATTTAGTTAATAAAAAAGTGTTTGGTAATATTTATAATCCTAATGAAATATCTCCACCTTTATTAAATGTAGATCCAGTGGATCTACGTAACTCTCCGGACTTTACAATGCTTTATGGTGTTAAAGTTGAAGATTGTTTTGTTAGAATACATTATGAAGATAACAGACGTAAAGGAAGAAGTTGGGATATAGAACTTAAAAACAATATGTTTATTATGTTTCCATCAACAAATATGTATTACCTAACTAATAATCAGAAAGATTCATTAAATTTTGTACAAACAATAACTTATGAATATATCTAATTATTACTGGTATTTTAAATCTGCAATACCCCCAAGAATTTGTGATGACATTATAAAACATGGTTTGACACAAGCAGAAACTATGGCACGAACAGGGACTTATACTGATAAAGAACTAAATAAAGATCAAATTAAAGATATGAAAAAAAGAAGAAACTCTAATGTAGTTTGGTTAAATGATAATTGGATTTTTAAAGAATTACACCCTTACATATACGAAGCTAATAAAAAGGCCGGTTGGAATTATGAATGGGACAGATCCGAATCTTGTCAATTTACAAAATATAAACTCAATCAATTTTATGATTGGCATTGTGACAGCGGAGAAAAACCTTATGACAAAAAAGGCCCGGACAACGGTAAAATTCGAAAACTATCTATGACTTGTCAATTAACCGATGGTTCAGAATATGAAGGGGGTGAATTAGAATTTGATTTTAGAAACTACGACCCACATATGAGAGAAGAAGCTAAACATTTGAAACAAGCAAAAGAAATATTACCTAAAGGAAGTATTATTGTCTTTCCATCTTTTGTATGGCACCGTGTAAAACCAGTAACAAAAGGAACTAGATATTCGTTGGTGATGTGGAACCTTGGATACCCATTTAAATAATATGAAAATAGTTGAATATTTTAAAACACCCATATGGGTTGAAAAAAAACCAGAGTTTATAACATCATTAAATATAGCTTCTAATAAATATATTAAAGCTGCTAAAAATTCTCCAGAAGCTAAAAGACACATAAAAAATCTTGGAGATTTTGGAAGATCTTATCACTCGACCCCTTTAACAAAAGACAATAATTTTAGAGATTTTAGAGATTATATTGGTCAAAAATCTTGGGAGTTTTTAGATTGGCAAGGTTTTGATATGGAAAAATATACAACTATCTTTAGTGAGATGTGGGTACAAGAATTTGCTAAAAAAGGTGGTGGCCATCATTCAGCACACGTTCATTGGAATCAACATGTATCTGGTTTTTATTTTTTAAAGTGTAGTAATAAAACATCTATGCCAGTATTTCACGAACCAAGAACAGGAGCACGTGCTACAAAATTAAAAACTAAACCTTCTAATGAAATATTTCATGGAACAGAATTAGTTCACTTTAAACCAGAGCCGGGAATGTTAGTTATATTTCCTGGATACTTAGAACATGAATTTTCTGTAGACTTTGGACTTGAGCCTTTTAGATTTATACATTGGAATATACAAGCAGTTCCAAAAGAAATGGCTAAAAATGATTAAAATAAAAAAAAATTTTTTATTTAAAAATTATTGTACAGATCTTGAAAATCATATTACTGATGTTAATTTTCCTTGGTATATTCAAAAAGAAATTTCTAAAGGAGATAGTAGTGGTTATTCGTATTTTACACATATTTTATTTGATAATAAAAAAATAATTAGCAGTTTATATGATGTGATAATGTTTGAATTTTTTAAAAAATTAAAAATTAAAAATTTAATAAGAGCTAAATTAAATTTATATACTAGAACTGAAAAAAATATAGAACATATTTATCATGTTGATTATGATTATCCACATAAAACAGCTTTGTATTTTATAAATAATAATAACGGATTTTTAATATTTAAAAAATTAAATAAAAAAATTATGCCAGAAAAAAACAAATGTGTAATATTTGATGGAGAAGATTTTCATAAAAGTTCTTCTTGTACTGACAGTTCTTTAAGATTAACTTTAAATATAAATTATGAAATTTAAAAAAAATAAATATGTAATTATAAAACAAGCAATAGATAAAGATTTAGCTTTATTTTTATATAATTACTTTCATATGAAAAGACAAGTGTTAGATACCTGTCGTAATGCTAGATACATTTCACCTTATGAAACATTACTTGGTTATTATGAAGATAAAGCTGCACAGATACCAAATACTTACAGTCATTATTCAGATATTGCTATGGAAACTTTAATGCTTAAATGTCAACCTAAAATGGAAGAAGCAACAGAATTAAAATTGTATCCTGCTTATACTTATGCAAGAATTTATAAAAAAGGTGACGAATTAAAAAGACACAAAGATAGATTCAGTTGTGAAATATCTACTACTATGAATTTAGGTGGAGATGATTGGGCTATTTATTTAGAACCATCAGGAGAAGTTGGAAGAAAAGGTATTAAGATAAATTTAAAACCAGGAGATATGTTAGTCTATTCTGGTTGTGAACTAGAACATTGGCGAGAAAAATTTAAAGGTAAAGACTGTGTTCAAGTATTTCTTCATTATAATAATAGAAAAACTCCAGGCTCAAAAGATAATATGTTTGATAAGCGCCCACATTTAGGACTTCCTTCTTGGTTTAAACGATGATATATACTTTATGATGAAGGCAGTAATCCACCATACCTACTGCCTTCTTTATAGGGATTTTATATGCTACAAAAATTAGGATTTGCACCAGGATTTAATAAACAAGTCACAGAAACAGGAGCTGAGTCTCAATGGACTGGCGGCGAAAATGTACGTTTTAGATATGGTACGCCCGAGAAGATAGGTGGCTGGGCTCAATTAGGATCTACTAGTTTATGTGGTCCAACAAGAGCACTACATCACATGGTTAATAAAACATCAATCAAGTATGCTATTTTAGGGACTAATAGAATTTTATATGCTTACACCGGTGGAATTTATTATGACATTCATCCAATTAAAACAGATTTTGGAGCACTAACAGATAAACTAGCTTGTACTTCAGGTTCAGCTATTCTTACTATTACTTTATCCTCAACGTCCGGTATGACTGCTGGAGATATTTTATTTCTTGAAAATGTTACACCTCCAACAGGTTCCGGTTATTCCGCTGCTGATTTTGATGATAAAACATTTATGATTACTTCAGTGGTCGATCCTACTTCAGTTACTATTACTATGGCATCTAACGCTAGTGCTTCTGCAACCGACGGAGATCTATCTGTTAAATATTATTACCCGGTAGGACCGGCTCAACAACTAGGAGTTTATGGTTATGGTATTTCTACTTTTGGTGGAACAGCTATCGGTGCTAAAACAACTACTTTAAGTGCAGCTATTACTAGCACAGGTCAAACAACAGGAATTACATTAACAAGTGTAACTGGGTTTCCAACTTCAGGAACATCTTATATTTTAGTTGGCACAGAATTTATAAAATACACTGGAATTACTGGAACAGAATTAACAGGTGTTGTTAGAGCACAAAGAGGAACTTCTGCATCAACTTATTCTAGTGGAACTACGGTTACTAATGGAACCGATTACATAGGTTGGGGAGAAGCATCAACGAGTACAGATTCTGTAGCGGACCCCGGTCAATGGTCCTTGGACAATCTAGGCCAAACTTTAATTGCTTTAATTGTTAATGGAGAATGTTTTGAATGGGATTCAAATGCAAGTAATGCAACAGCAACACGAGC